GGCTCCCGGCTGATGCTGTCACGCTGATGAACGTGCAAGACATCACTGATGGACTTCCACGAAACCAGATTGCCTTATCTCAATTCGAGGAAGATTGTTGGCAGTATGACCGCACCATGCTGGGCACCCCCACGGCCTTCATCCCCTTCCCCGCGACGCGCATCCCCGCGCCGCGGGTAGCGAACGGCATCGCCACGGCTGCGGGTGTCGCGCAAGGAGTGCGGACCATTAACGTATTCATGGTGAACGTCTCCGCTCCTGAGTACCCGACCCCTTCGGCGTACCGTGAAGGCGTGAGCGGTGGGCGGGAAAGCGGACTGAGCGCGGTAGCGACATACAGCCTGACCGCCCTCCAGACCTTGACCTTCACCCCCGAGACTCTTCCGAACGTCAGCGGCTTGTACCGCCGCTACTACTTCACCTGTCCCGAAGCAGGCATTTACGCCCCCGTTCGCATCGCGGGTGCAGTCGGTTCTGCAACCGCGAACCGCGACACCATCAGCCCCGCCGGCGCCGTGACCCTGACGCCCGACCTGAGCCTGAGCTACCTCCAGTCTCAAACCTTTCAAACTCGCGCGATAAAGTACGTCCCCTCAAACGGCGCGTACCGCTGCTACAGGCTGTACCCGCATCCTTCAGCCGACTCGCTCATGCGTATCAGGTACGTCCGGGCTCCAGAGCAGATGCTCGAAGATACCGACACCCCGCTTATTCCCGAAGCGCACTCGCAGGTCATCGCCTATACCGCGCTGGAGCAGATCGCCACGAAGCTCGATAACCTGCCCCTCGCTCAGACCTACCTGCGAAAGAAGGACATTCTTCTGCGTGGTATGGAACAGCGGTATCTCGGTTCCCCTCCGAGGCGCATCGTTCGCGGGGGCATGGCAGGCGCATACCCGCCTCCCTGGTATGGGCCAGTAAGATTTACACCTTAAAAGGTGAAGCATGAAGCAGACCCTCGCTGCACTGACCCCGAAGGGCGCCGGCGGCCTCGACACGCGCGAGCCGCAGGAGTTTATGAACGCAAGTCGCGCGGAGAACTTGACGGTCGATCAGCGCACCGGCGGGTTCAGCACGCGCTTGGGCTATGAGAAATACATCCCCGATACAGCCGACCTCTTTCAGCCCTTCCAGGCCACTACCTTCATTTACTCGATTCATGCCGCGCAGGATCTCGCGCGCGGTGCGCGCGAGAGCGTGCTGTTCGAAGAGGGAGGCAACCTCACCCTCTTCTACCAGTCAGGGCAACAGCGCCTTCTCCGCGTGATCGCGCAGAACAGGCACGTTCCCCGCCCGACTGAAAGTTCGAGCTGGTACACAAACACCCCGCACGGCACGCTGATCACGAACGGCCATGACTGGCCTCTTCTCGTCTACCCGTGGCCGCTGGGCGATGCCGCTGAAAGCAGCGGGGCCATCGCCTCAGTCGCGCGAGACTTCGGTTTCCAGAACCAGCCCCCTGCTCCGCAGCCATACACGGTCACCCCGCTCGACACGCCCACTACTTCGCAAGAGGAGGTGGGCACTCACTTCTGGTATCCCCGAAACCCGGACAGCGTGGACCCGGTAGTCACGCCCGGTTCGCGCTGGGGCATGGGCTTCTCGCTGGGCGGGGCAAACCTCGACACCGGCTGTACCGTAAACATCGCCATCTCGTTCATCACGGACACCGGCTCCGAAGGCCCCATCAGCGACATCGGCAGCGTCTCATGGGAGCTTCCCGATACCGCCTCTGGTTTCTGGTACGCCTTCGCTTCCAGTATTCCCCGTGGCCCTGAAGGAACAGTTGCAAGAAAGATATACAGAACAAAGAACCTCCATGAAGATTCTCCTGATGCTGGCGATGATAGCCTATATTTTACTACACTCATTCGTAACAACTTTGACCTTATACACGTTGAATCAGTGCGGCCTGTAAACCTGATCTCGCCTGCACCCGTCATCCCCACCGGCGTCATGCCCGCGCCGCGCGCGCGGTTCAGCGCGTACTGGGAGGGGCGCATTTGGCTGGATGGTGGCCCCGATGACCCAGCCTCGCTTTACTACAGCGAAGAGAACCTGATCGAGCAGTTCCCCGTCATCAATGCCTTCAGCCTGACTGGCGAAGGCGGCGGCATTACCGGGATGGTCGCTCATGCAGGCGCGCTGTTCATCTTCCGCGAGAACAGCGTCGATGTCGGCGTGCGGCGGGAAGATGGTGGCTTCAGTGTGGTCACGGCTGTTCCCGGCATCGGCTGTCTCGCAGCGCACTCCATCGCAGCCGTACCCGGCCTCGGACTGCTCTTTCTCGCGCGGGACGGGGTGTATGCCATTCGCGGCACCATCACTTCCAGCGGCTCCACCATCGAGGCCGTGTTTGTTTCGCCCACAATCCGCGAAGAGATCACGCGCATCACGCGCGGCTGTGAGTCTCGAGCCTACGCCTGTTACTGGCCTCAGCAGCGGGAGTACCAGCTATGGATCCCCGCTGATGGCTATGACAGACCTAACTATGGTCTTATTCTACATCTTGATAAAACGGACAGGCTGGAAAGTTCTACATGGACTATCCGGCCGCCGAACGCCGATACTGGCCTCGCAGATTGGCCGGTCGGCTCCATCACAGTGGATGCCTCCGGCACACCCATCTTCGGCCATAATCGCGGGTTCGAAGCCAGCGTCGGGAACGCTCCAGTCGAGGCCGGCATCTTCGCTATGAGCGCGAGACGCGCGCTGGGCGGGTCAGTCGAGGAAGATGCCTTCGTATACGGCGCCGCTCCCACCTCGGTCTTTCAGACCGCATGGTGGGATGGTGGCGAGGCAGCTACATTAAAGCAGGTACAGTATGTCGTTGTTCGTTTACTAACTACTGGAGATGCTGAGATAACTGTACGGCATTTCAGAGATGGTGGGTTTACAGCCGTTGAAGAACGCACCTATAAAGCGCAGCCGCCCACTACTGCCGACCTCCCGGTGTTTGACACCGCAGTCATGGATGAGACTGCCCTTTGGTCGCGCGAAAGGCTGGTTCCTCTGCGCGTAGCCGTGGCCCCCGGTAAAGCCTTCAGCTTTTGCTGGGAATTCGAGACTGCTGATGATGTCATCTTCATCGGCTGGGATCTCGCCTTCGCCAGCGATGGAACTCAGGTCATCGCGGGCAAACTGGCTTGATCTAAAGGAGTTGCCGTGAAAACATGGACCCGCTTTGAGGCCCGCACTGGCGGCACGCTGACGCCCGATCTGCCGAATCTCGAGCTTAGCGATGCAGGCGGTAGCTTCACTACCCTTGACCGCACTCAGCTACCGCTCAACGCCTTTGACAAGGACATCGTTCCTGCGAACGCGCTGGTGCAGGTATGGGCGCCTGCGACGCTGGGGGTACGCTTCCCGACCGTGGCCGACATGGAAGGGGAGCAGGTAAACGTCCGCTCTGATCAGGTATCCGGTACTCAGTGGGAGTGCGGCACCTTCCAGAACTACAATGGCGGCTGGCAGTCACTCCCGACCATTACGCTCACCGGAAATCGCGGTGGAAGTTTGCTGGTTCAATGGGCAGGCTACGCCTTCTCATGGAACCACTTCGCGCAGACCACGAACGCGACCGCACCTGCGAACCCGAAGCACATCAGCCTACGCATCCTCGTAGGCGGCGTGACCGTGGCTGAGCACATCGGCCCCGCAGTCATGGAGACGTTCCGCATCTTCGGCCACATCTTCGTTCCGGCTGGCGATACACAGGTCACCCTCCAGTGGCGAGCCCCGGGTGCAGGCCCGGATGACCCACTGAATGATGTTACAGTTAACGCCTATGATATTGCGCAATATCATCTTGCTGGAATGAAGTTCCTGGCAATCTGTAGGAGCCGCTGATGTCACTACCGACTCGCCCCGCAGTTCGAGAAGGCACGCTGATCAGCTCAGCAGGCTTAGACGCGCAGTTCGATGGCTTTGCCACGGGTTCTCTTGACATCAATGAGGAGAATCTGCGCGAATTCGCAATCGACCTTCCACAGCTACCCGATGCAAAGGGTGAAGCCGGGCAGGGCGTCATCCTCAAACGCGCGGCAGCTACAGTCATCGGCACGGGCGCGATGACTCATGGCTCCCCCGTCAGCGTCGCTTCATACTCCGGGGTCACCTTCCCGACCCCGCATCCCGTCGAAGATGGCGCTGGGAACCCGACCCCGCTTTCACTCGGCGCCTCTGGATGGGCGATGAGCGAGGGGGATGTACTGCGCGTCT